TTGGATAGTCGGGTTCTCTTCAAGGAATTTTTTTATGTTCCCCTGATGTATGCGCTGTTCGACTAAATCAAACGCATTATTTTCCTTCATGATTTCGCAAAAATGAATCCAATCTGAGGTCCAGTATCTCTGGCGGACACTTCGGATAATGGTCCCAGAATTTGTATTAATGCTATTTACACCATCCTTTTCACAGACCTTTTCAAACTCAGTGGCAATTATATTTTTTTGCTTTTCCAGAGCTTTTATTTCTCTGTCTGCTTTCTTTTGCACTTCTGAAATTTTATTCCTGATGGCAAGAAACGCCCCTGCCATTTCATCCAGTGAATAGGTTCTTTCTTTCATAACGGCACTCATAAATATATCTACTCCTTTTCTACCTTCAATATTCTACTCGTATCCTATACAGTGTCAAGGGGTTATTCGTTGATAGTTTCGTTATATAGATCAAGTAATTTAACGTGAGCATCAAGTCGCCCCGATAGCAAATTGTATAACCGCCGCTCTACTGCGGAGCCTTGAACGTTCACGATGGTCATAATATTTTTCTGTCCGCGCCGATTGATACGAGCATTAGCTTGTAAGTAAATTTCCGTAGAGGTAATGGGTGCGTACCAAATAACTGTGCTGGCAGCGGTCAATGTCACACCGTGTGCTGCTGCTTGTGGCTGTATAACAAAAACTTTTATGTCGTCCGATTCTTGGAATCGTTTAAACAAGTCTGTTCTTTGGTTTAAAGAGGTATCACCGGTTATACATTCTGTAGCTATACCTTGGTCAGTAAGATACTCGTGTAAAAGTGTAATCGTGTGCCGGAACGGAACAAAAATTAATACCTTGGCAATTGATTCGTCGATAACTTCTTTAATTACCTTAAGTCTGTTGGATACATCAAATTCGATTGTGCTTCCAGAATTTGAATAGACGGCCCCACCTGACACCTGTAACAATTTACTCATGTTTACAGCAACATTAGCAGAAGTAACTTGTTCTTCACCTGCCTGCATAAGAAATTTAGTTCTTAGTATTTTGTAATAATGTTCTTGTTGCAGCGTAAGGGGGGCTTCCCGCTCTACGTAAGTTATCTCCGGTAAATCCAGACATTCTTCTTTTGTAAATCTAATAGCGGGTTGTAGTGTTTCAAACACAGTATCTAAAGCATTTGGCTTTGGAACCCATTTAAACCGAGACACTGGGTACATAACCAAATTGCGAAATGTCGTTAGTGATCGAGTCACATTATCCGGTACACATAATTTGGCTAAGCCATGTGCATCGACAGGAGACTGTGCAGCAGGACTTCCAGTAAGCATCCACATCCATGTAGATGGTCCTATAAGTTTGCTCATGGTTCTCCAACGTTTAGTAGTAGATGTCTTATAAGCATTAGCTTCATCTATGATTACTAAATCAAAATTACTATTCTTGATGGTATCTTTAACAACTTCTATACCGTCATAATTAATGACGATGTATTCATACTCTGTGTTGTTAATTATTTTCTCTCGCTTCTCCCGTGGACCATAAGCAATTCCTACTTTTCTATGCACCGCAAATTTAAATAAATCTGCTTGCCATGCAGATTGCATAATCGATAGAGGGCAAACTATAAGAACACGAGTGACGTGTTTTTTATCTAGTAGGTAGTCGGAGGCCCATATTGCAGCGGCAGTTTTGCCTGTCCCCTGCTCATTGAAACAAAATGCGCGGGGATTAAGCGTCAAGAACTCTGCGGTAGTTTTCTGATGTTCCATAGGGGGAGAAACCCCCGCCCACGCATACTCATACGTAATGGGGGATGGAACACCTTTCATCTTAAGTCTTGCTAGTTTTTGTGCAGTTGGAAGGTTCCAATCTACACAAATGGTGTAAATATCATCCTCAATATCCACTACGGAACTTTGGGGAATTTTATCTACAACTTTTTCAGGATGGCGTGTTCTTAATAATATTCTATCCTCAATAACTTGCACGTATTACTCCTATATTAATTACGCCTTTCGTTTCGATTTTCTCTTTTTCTTTTTAGGCGTGTTTCTTTTTACGCTTCCATCTGAATTGCGACTGAATGACCTATTTTTACTTGGTGACACACTTCTTAGGTTACTTTTTTTGTTTGTACCACCCTTAGACAAAGGCTTCTTGTGATCAATGTCTTCCCCTTTGACATCCGTAATCTTCCCATCTTTGCCGGGATTTTTAGCCTCGTATCTAGCTCTTTCGCGAGTGTTTCTTCGTTTTCTTTCGTTTCTTTTTTTCTGTAGTTGATACTCTTTTTTGTAATTTCGATCTCGTTTTGGGTTTTTGTATGGCATCTGTCTTACCTCGTGCTAGAGAAAGCGCAATCGCAATCGCTTGATTTTTAGGTCGACCCGATTCTATGAGTTCTTTCACGTTGGCCGCTATGTTCTTTTTACTCGTACCTTTTTTCAATGGCATTTTTTATCCTCTCCCATTATATTCACAGTCTAAAACCGGACAGAATTTACGACAAGTGAAGTTAGAAGTAGGATTCCAAGTATCTGCTTCAAAAGACATATTTAATCTATCTAATTCAGTGTCCCAACTGGCCCAATAATTTTCCTCGTCTTTCCTGTAAAAATTAGCTTTTTTAAATTCTTCTGAAACCAAAAATAGTAACCCTCCTTTAACACATTCAACCTCTGGAAAATGACTAAAAATAGCAAGAGATAGTATTTCCAGTTGTTTAGTATCTGCATATTTTGCGGACTTGCCGGTTTTGTAATCTACTAACAAGGCGTTTTTATTATCTACAGAAATAAAATCAGCCACGCCTCGCCACCATGCTTCCTTATCCCAAAAATCGCAGGGTTCCAAATCAGCAGTTAGAGCCATCTTATGCTCAAAAAATTTATCCCCGGCTGCACCCAACAAAATATCTATATGAGGCTGAATAAACTTATGTTCCTCTGGTATCTCTTTGTTATCGCGCCCGTATTCCTCGGCAACTTGGTGGACTTCTTTACCGTATGTTAGATGACGCGATTCCGGCTCTACTATATCTTTTAATATACGTAAGCGATAAAACTTACGGGCACATTGCGTAAACAAAGATAGCGACGAATAGGACCAACAAAAATTCATTCTGGCGGGACTCCCCCCGTAAGCCACTCGAAGAACAATTCCCGCTCTTCCCCGTCTTGGGTGTAGGTCAGCGGGGTCAGATTTACCTCTCCCAGTGGACCGTCAATCAGTGCATACAGGCTTCCATCATTATTGCGAACTGCGTACAACACCGACTCCCGACTGAGCATAACCTCGAACGGACTACGATCCAGCCCAGCACGTCGGCCTTTCACCTTGAAAAATTCTTTACGCATAATTAATTTCCTTTCCTGTAGAATTCTTGCCCATGCCTGTTTAATTATTTTGTTACCCTCTCCATAATCTTCTCTTTCGTCAACCAACGTTTGGATAATTCTAACTGCTTTACTCCAAGGCATTTGCGTTTCTGAGTTTTGTTTGTATTCTTTTTCTATTTCTGCTATCGAGAAATCCTCCCACCGTTTTTCTATTCGGTCTTGTTCTTCTTCCCTAACGGTGTAATCTTTTCTTAACCAAGGCATTTTTGAAGTATTAATCATCAGCATTCTCCGTAAGATTGACCTACCCCAATATCACAATTAAGTGGTAGTCCTGTTGCCCATTCTGGTGAAGTCTTCATGATGGTTTTTATATAACTTTGTGCTTTCTCTTGCTCTGCTTCTTCTACAACACACACAATAGAGTCATGCACCGTTAATGCGACCTTATATTTTTTTGAAATTTTGAGCATCTGCCATGAAATAATACATCGTGCGATAGCTTGGCAAACATTCTCTATAACTTTACCGCCGTATATTTTTGTACGTGTGTTATTTTTGGATAGATACGAATATTCATAATCTTTAGTGCGTTCTAACTCTGGGTAGCTCAACATCATCTTATTTGGTAGCACAAAACCAACATCCCCATTTATTGCACTCTCATCTAAATATACTACCTGTGGTTGTACACCAAGTGTTTCCGTTTGGTTGTCTAGCATTGCATTCAAACAGATTTGTCCATCGCTCCATAAAGCAGGTATTTGCGAATAATTACTTCTATATGTATTGATAATTCGTTTAGCCTCTTCAAACTCTATCTCAACATCAAAGCCCCATAATTGCGCTTTGAATTTTTTAGCCCCCATGCCATAGCCTGACCCTAGAACAACACTTTTACCTACAAACCTTTCGGATTTTGATATTTCAGAAATAGGTTTGTCATATATAGTCGCAGCCATAATTTTGTAAACATCTTGTTCCGCTGCGAAGGCTTCGACTAAATCATTTTGACCAGCAAGCCATGCTAATACTCTTGCTTCTATTTGTGCAGAATCAGCGTCAATGATTAGATATTTTTCCGGTGCAGTAATTGCTTTCTTAATGGTATTACCCTTTCGAGTTGGTAGGTTTTGCATATTAAGCTTATCGCTACCTCCCCACCGTCCTGTATGAGCAGCGTAGTATCGGAGAGGTACGGGTAAAATTCCTGTGCGCTTAGCAATACCAAGCAATCGTTCCGTCCGTGTTTCTTCAATTGTAGACTTAATGCCTATACGGGCCGAAACTAATGTTTGAACCGCAATGTTAGGATGTTCTCGTAATTCCTGCATTGCGACATCATTTTTTGCGAAAGCAAAAGTTTTCTTCCCAGTGCGAGGAGATATTTTGGTAGGTGGTATTACACCTAGTGTTTTTAAATACTCAGCAAACTTAGGGTTGGATTGGAGCGTTTCACTATCAGCGTTAGCCGCAGCCATTAACTCCGCTTTCATATCTTGTATGGCCCTAAGATGCTGCTCTAGCAGTGGGACGTCTAGTTCTAAAACGGGTTCGCTGAACATTTTTATGGTCAGGCTAACTATCTCCAGTTCTTCATAGCTGAAGTGTTTTCCATACAAGCGAAATAATCTAAAACATAACTCAACATCGTTGATGCAGTATTTTCCGTAC